CCACCAGCAGACAAAAGGCTCGCAGAATACTTATACGCTTCTGCAATTTCAAGCAAAGTTGTATTTGACTTTGTAAAGGTCATGGTCATAATGTCAGCAGCACGCCTTACCTGACTGGGATCAATGCCATATCCAGTCATAATATTGGTAACAACGTCAGCCGTCTCACCCAAATCTGTATCACCGACCAACGCAATATCAGCAATTGGCGCAATTGATTTATTAATTGCCTCTACATCAAAACCAGCCATAGCCAAGAATTTACTTGCATCTGCTACTTGCGGTGCAGTAAACTTTGTTTTGACACCAACATCACGCACAATACGCTCCATCTGTGCAAAGCGTTGTGCAAATGATTGTGGATCTCTATCATGGGTACGCAGAATATTACGGGCAGTTGCCATAAGGTTGTCATACTCGGTGGCTTCCTTAATAGTGCTTCCTATCAATGAACCAAGGCCAGTAATACCATAAGCAATACCCATACCCTTAACAAAATCTAACGCACCAATACCGCCAGTATCTATCATAGTATGTCCAAGTGTATTATAGACTTGGTTGCCAGACATAGCGTATGGCTTTATTGAAGTACGCGATGATCTTCCTGAAGTAATTACGCCTCCACTACGAGAACGTGAACTGGAGGTCTTACCACCACCTGAAGTGCTACCAGCAGGTGCCGCACCTGTAGTGACATTTAATGCAGCAGTTTTCTTTGCCAAACGATGAATCTTCTCCAGTTTAGCAATAGTAGCATCCAATTTCTTGTTCACCTTAGATGTGGCAATATCCAATACAGGTGCCTTGCGAGACATCTGATTGAGTTTGTTTGTCACGGCCTCTATCTTCTTCTGAAAGGCGGTAAGTTGCTTGCCAGCCTGAGACAACTTGTTGGTTGCCTGTTGAAAGTTGGTAAGTGCCTGTATCGCCGCTTGTGACCGGACATTTATGTCATAATTTACTACATAATTTTCTGCCATTGTTTATTGAATTATGTTTCTGAAGAATAGAGCCTACGAGAACATTTTGGTTAATAAAAGAATGCCCCATTACCAAGAAAGAGGCAATGGGGCAAAAAGGAGATGTTATGAAAGAAGCCCAAGTGTGTTTGCTTGTTGTGTACGTAGTTGGTGGGCATCCAACCATTCTGCGTCATTGGCCATTATAGCAAATTCTTCATCACTTAAACTGTCAACATCTGTCCCTGGGAAATAGTGCTTGATTAAGATAAGTTTGTGCCTTAAATAGTCATCGTCTTTTACTTCCCAGGCTTTGATAAATTTACTAACTTACCATGACGCATTTCGATGATCTTAGTCAACTGACCCATCAAACCGAAGAGGAACAGTGAATCGTCATCTACAAGGTCTTGATCTCCACCCAAGAAACAGTCCTTTGCCAGATTACGCATTGCGACAGCCTGATTGCTCTGTGCAGCAGCAAGGTACTTACTGAATGCCTGGAATGAAGGCTGACGGAAATAGCCGATATAAAGCGGTTTCTCGTCATAATCACCACCCTCTACGCAAATAGGGTACACTACACGTAGCTTTGAATCCTTTTCCTTCAACGAGGCTACGGTTTTCTCAATTTCTTTCTGTACTTCAGGAGTAATCTCTACCTGATTTACTTCCAATACTTCGTCTCTTTCCATAATATTCTCGATAAATTTGTGAATGTTTTATAATGAATAGTGTATGTGTTGCTTAGTGGTTTGAAAAATGGGTGGATATTTTCATACCCACCCATCACGATAAACACTTTATCTAACAATTATGGAACGATTATTGAGCAGAAGTGCTTGGAATAATCTTGAATGGATTGAGGTCAAACTCCTTTGTGATGTTGGTATCATCCTGACTGGCCTCCATGCCGTCTTCAGTGAAAAGACATCCTTTCAATGTTACGGTTTCAGTGGTCCAATCATCTGTGCCCAACTCGTTTGCCCAAGAAACCACTAAGTCAAACTCGCCCAGAGCCATTAGAGTGCCCTTCAAAGCTCGCAACTGCACCTGTGTATTGTAGTCCATAGTGATTGATGCCGTATATTCACGGTTTCCAAATCCTCTATTTACAGGCTCGCCACCCAAACCATAGTTGGTCTTCACATTGCGCTTGATATTCCACTTGATACCAGAAACACCCTGTAAAATCGTTGGGTTAGCATTGCTTGAACCAGTCAAAGCAGGTGCGGTCAACTCAATCATTGCCCAAGAGTAGGCTACGTTATTTACTATTGTTGCCATTTACCTTATTGCTTTAATACAAGACCTTCAGTTACCTTAATAGTTTTAGCAGTTCCAATAGGAACCATCGTGTACTGAATAATCAGCGTGTCATTTTGCAAGATGTTCTGATTAGCTGGAATGGTTACAGCACCAATACCGCTAATTTCCTCAGCTGCTACCATCGCGTTCAGAATGTCAGTAATCAGATTGGTGAATACTGTAATCTGAGCAGTTGAAAGGTAGCCGGTTGCTGGATCAACTTTGATTGGAGAGTTTACGTAAGGGAGTAAAGCTGCACGAACAGACCTACGAGACTTGTTGATTACTCGGTTACGAGCAATAGTGCGATAGTCACCATTTGAACAAGTAGAATCTCCAGAGAAATACACATGACCTTCAAGACCCGCATATTTAACGAGGAATACGTAGCCCAACTCTTCAAGATTGTCCAGCTGAATCTGTGACAATGAAGAATACTTGGTAGAGTTAGTCAGCTTAGAGTCAACAACCTCTGCGTTACCAAAACCAAACTCAACATCTGGGAAGTAATTGATGAGGTCGAAGTGCTGTACCCAACCGATAGATTCAGCCACACTTGCTTGGGTTAAACAACCAAGAGCAGCACCTACAGTACCTACTGGAGTCTTTGATTCAAGCGCAATCTGCATCGCAGATACATCACTGTCGAGACCTTGACCCAACAGAACTGTGACGTAGCGAGCATCAATTACGCAAGTTGGGATTTCACTCCAAACGATTGTGCTATCTTCACCAGTAGCAGTCTTTACCTTTGCTGAGTTAGCACAAAGCAAGATGCTTGCTGGAGCGTTATAGTTGTTGGCCATATTTTCTGCGACAGACTGCAAATCGCCTACAATCGCAATGCTATACTGTGAAGCAGACTCATCCATCTTCTTCCACAAGTTTTGCTCAGTCCATACACCGAATTGGTTAATGATACCGAAAGAAGCCTTCTGCATATCAATTAACGCATCCCAGTTCTGTGAACAGTCAGCAAACATGACAAACAAACGACCAGAGCCACCAGCTAACTTGAAGAAATGCTCGATATGGTAATAAGGAATGCCATGTAAGAAATCCTTGCTTGTTCCATCCTCATCCATTTCGCCGGTATAAGCAGTGATACCAGCAGCAATAGCGTCATCAAGACTGTTTAACTCAATTACGTTGTCCTTCAATGATTCTGCTAACGTAGCACCAGGACCCTTAGTCCAGAAATCTGGCTGAGCCGAAATGTCAAATAACAAACCGCATACCTTCTCGGTCAAATTAGAAATTTCTTTTCCAATATTGCCATCGGTATCAGTCATATATACGCCACCTAATGCCATTGTTTATTATGATTTAGAATTATAAAAGGGATTTTTGTAAAGAATAGCGTTACCACGCAATGAAGGTTTAGCACTTGGAGAGAACACGCGACCAGTAGTGCTGACATACAATTCAGGCATATTGTAGAACGCCTTCAAAATACTTTGCACATTGGCTGGAATGTCCTTCTCTACAGGGGCCTTCTTTGCCGCACTCGCTTTAGGCTTTTCAACCTGCTCTGCTGGTTGCTCCACCTGCGCTTCAGGCATCTCTTCACTATTCTCTGGTTGAGGCTGTTCAACAACCTCTTCAGTTGTTTCTTGTGTTGTTTCTACCGCAGTTGGTACATTTTCAGGAGACTCAACTACCGCTGTTTCTACTGCGGGAACTTCTGCTTTCTTCTTTGCCATAATAGTTAACTAAAAAGGGGAATGGAGCCTGTCCCTCCACTCCCCAGGTTTATATAATCTATACTGATTTCAATTAAGTTGTAGCCTTGTACGCAGTCCAAACTACGATTTCAGAAGGAAGTACGATGTTAACATCGACCTTCATACGCATCTGGAAGAAGTACAACTCAGAGTTAGCTTGCAGACGCTCAACCTTTACAGACTCTTGGTCAGTAGCGTAGTCAACACCCATCCACAAACATGAATCCATACCGGTAGTGAACTTGCCGAGGAAGATGGTGTGCTCTGGAATACCATTAATCACAACGATCTTCTTACCCTTGAAGCGGTACTTGTTCACGTCAGCATTTTCTGAATACTTCACGTCCTTTGCAGAGAGATACTGGTCGTAAAGATCCCATGCCTCCCAGCCCATAACGAACTTCAGAGCATTAGACTTACGAAGATTCTTAGGACATGCGAGCCACATAGCATAGAGAGCCTTCTCTACCTGCTCACCAGTCATAAGAGTAGTATCACCAGCTACGATAACCTGACCACTTGCCTTCTCGTTAGTGTCTGTGCTATTGATGTTAGTGATTACGCGAGCAACGGCACCATCGAAATACTTCATAGGGCCGGCAGCAGACTCACCACCAATTACAGTGCTATCAGCAGGTGCGGTAATAGACTTGTCATCGCCGCCCTTCTTGCTACACCAAATACAGTCACCAAGATACTCGTCCTTACGGTCAATTAAGAGGTGAAGCATAGTTGCCTGTACCTTTGGATCAAGCTCACGGAAGATAAGCTCGCCTTCTGGTTGGAAAGGCTTCCAATACTCCTCAAAATCACGAGGATTAAATTCAAGATATACCATGAAATCCTGTGGCTCCAAGTAACGCTCCGAGTGAGTGTACTGGTTCAGACCATCTGCACCAACATCACCTTCAGTAGAAGTAGGAGTAGGCTTGTTGTCCTGAATAATCTTACCAAGCGATACGTGAGGAAGCGTAAACTTCTTTTGTACGCCAGGCTTAATATGCACAAGACCTTCACGGAAGGTGTCATTACCTTGCGCGGTATATACCAGCAAATCCTCTAAGACTTCACCTGCATAGGTATTACCTGCATAATTAATTGTTCCTGCCATTTATTTGTACTTTTTAGAATTTCTTAAATTCAACTTCGCCGACAACAGCCTGAACCTTCTCGGCCATCTTCTCTTCTGCTGTCTTCATTGCGTCCTGAACATGACTAATGTTCTCAGGGTCATTTGCAATCTCCTTGCTAACCTTGTCACGACCTGGGATTGATGCCAGGGTAGCTTTTACCATCTCAAAGTTGGTGTTAGCCATTGCAACCCATGACTCCTTAGCAGACTCATCAATTTTGCCGGCCTCGATAGCCGCCTGTACTGTATTCTCGATCTCAGCCGCCAAAGCTGCCTTCTCAGCATCCTGATACTTCTGTAAAGAAGCCTTCACTTCAGCAAGTTCATCGCCCATGTTCTTAACTTCAGCTTCCTTACCTTGATACTTGATTTGCAACTCGCTCAACTGTGACTTGACATCTTTCAAATCGCTTTCAGCTTTCAGCAAATCGGTAATACGGCTGGAAACATTCGCTACAGGAACATCGTTAGAAAAACCAAGCTGTGCGCATACAGCACCAAAACTTACATTTTCTTTGTTTTCCATTACTTTTTGTTCTTGAAAATTTTGTTCATTTTGATTATGAATAGCAACTAACTTCTCCAGAAGTTTATTTTCATCAAGTTCTTCTGCCATAGAAGCCATGATGTCACGTAAAGAAGTTGCGCTTGTCACACCTTCAATTTGATTTTTAACTTTATCGCATACCTGTTTTGAGGTTTTCAAAATATTAGTTGCGGGGAGAATACCGGCTGCTACAGCTTCTTTTGCGCTGAAATAAGTCCCATCAGCATCACCTTCACCATCCATGATACTTCTAACCTTTTCCTTAGTAAGACCGAAGCGTTTTTGATATATAGTCTCCAACTGACCTCTAAAGGCATTGAGCATATTCTTTACCGTTTCGTCATCAGAGTCCTTATCATAAATGAAAGGATTGTGAATCATGAGGATTGAATAATCGTGCATATAAAGATGGTCTCCAGCGGCCCAGATAACGCTACCCATCGAAGCTGCAATACCTTCAATTACACAATCCACTTCAATAGGACAAGATTGAATAATTGAGAATGTGCTCATTCCATACATGACGGAGCCTCCATCAGAATTAATAAGCACAACAATCTTAGAAGGTTGCACACAATTCTGAAGCCACAAGAACTCTTCATTAAAGCATTGAGTCGAATAGCTATCTACAGGACCAAAAAAGCGGATTATAGCAGGTGCATCTTTAGAAGCCTTGCCTACAACATATTTCAATTTGTTTGTGTCCATTGTTTTCTTTGATTTTCTGAAGAATAGAATTTGTTGAAATAAAAAGTTGTAAAAATCACATGATTATTAGGCACTAAAACCTGCCGCATCTTCAATAGTTGGAGATTTATGATTGTCATGACCATCAGTATTGCATTCCTGATTTTGGTCTGAGTGGTTTGTAAAGGGTGGAGCTACTATATATCTATCCACATAATTCTTATACCGATACGAAGAATATTCTGAAAACCAAACCTCATAATCTATCCAAAATGGTTGCAGCCCATCATCAAAAGACTCTGGTTGGTCAAAATATGTTAGTTGGAACCTTTCTGTTAATGCTGGAAATTCATGTTTGCGGTCTTGAATCGCAGCATTGATTCTTTGAAATAGTTCATAGCCTTCCAGTTCATGATCTGTATCGCTGTTATTTAATCGGTTAAGAACATATTGAATACGCATAGTCGCGCGACCTTCACCAATACGTGATTGTTGCACTAAATAATAAACATTAATAAAGTGCAAGAATACGGCAGGGAAAGCAATGGCGTACTCTTTGTTCCACTTGTTATTTTTCAAGCGACTTAGTTGTCCATTATTTAACTTTATGGTACGGAACAAAGGTGGACTATCAGGGTCATTCTCATTTAATTTGAGGTCTCCTAATATATTTTTTACAGCCCTATACACTTCGCATAAAGCATTAGTCGTGTACAATTCTTTCTCTTGACTGATAGGGCTATCATTGACGGCTTGCTGGATGGCTTGCACATCCTCTTGTTCAAGCGGTTTATATTTATCTACTATCATTTAGGAAATCCGCTAAATATAACTGTCGATAACTGCATCAATTTATCTTTTAATACGGTAGAGTGTCCGATATACTGTCTTTGTATGCTACGAACCCCAGTGTGGCCGTATGTATATGTTCCACTTTTTGCGTTATGGACTGCCGCATAACAAAAACCGCGATGGCGTTTGGTGTGCTTAAATCCATTTGGGTCTGTATAAATCCTCACTCCAGAAGGAGAAGATTTATCAGATATATGTTTCCATTTTATTGAATTTTTCAATGAAGATGTTTCATTGAGCAATGGATGTTTTTTTCTATCCCGGCGTGGCCTCCAAGGTAAGGAACCAGAAGTGTTTAGACGTTTCAAATCAAATGACTCTTTGAAAATTGAGACAGCAGCTTTTCCGGCTTGCACTTCAAAGTTCCAAACATTCACTTGAAATTTGTGAGGCAAATGTCTCCATTGAGCAATCATTTGCTGTGGCGAAATGGGAATGCCAACAACTTTTTTAGCCATTGAAATACTTTGATTTGATTCTATTAGCTATTGACTGCAATACTTCAACATGTTCACTTTGAATTTGGAAATATGGATGCTCGTCTGAAAATATTCTCCCACCCAGTGCCACGCTTTCCTTAAATGTTGGATTGAACCATTCTGGAACCTCTGGTATTCTAATGGCTGCGTTTTGCACATCACGTATCTGGCCGACAATACTGTCTTCCACCAAGTAACAACGACACGCATGTTCAATAGGTGGAATTAACCAAGCGGGGAAAGATGCTTTCGGCGCAGAATAACCTTCATATTGTAAATGCCAAGGTCTTACACGCTCATCCCCTTGCGTCATATATGTTAAGACTGTATTATTAGAAATGAACAGTAATTGTGCGGCCACAATCATAGCATATTCAGCATCCTGATTCTCAATTAAAGCATATCTATCATTGTATTTTGAGAAAATTGCAAAAATCTCATCTTGCTCTTCCTCTTCAAGTTCTTCCATATTTTCAATTTCTGGAAGTTCCTGAGCCATTTGATATTCTTCCGCTACTGCAAAATCTACCAAATTATCAATAGCGGCCACAATGATATTGCGTTTCGCTTTATCTTGCTCCGACAACCCATCTTCTGCATTACGAAGCAGCTCCAATGCTGTATCATATTCCAGTCCAAAACCTTCAAGCGCGTGATGAATTGCGAAATCAGCCCTTAAAGCCATCAATTCCTCCATCACTTCCCAAGATTCCATATCATTAGGAATACTATCAAGCAATTTTTCAAATATAACCAAGAGGGCCATAAATTCTTCTTTATGGCGATTATCATCTTGATTAGGCAACTTATTTGCTTGCACACTGGAGAGAGAAGCGTTGCCTATCGCTTCCTCTCCTTTAGAAAATTTACAGCACCACGATGTCTGCCGTATCTTTTATAGTATTCTTCATCAGACATACGGTATGTGTCATCACCACCTCTGGCTCCGACTCCACCGACATTCGGATTCTCCAGGTTTAATTGCCGACCAACAGTAACACCAAACACCTTTTCAATTTCATCTGCTGCAATTTCATAACGCTCTGTCAAGAAAGTGTAAAGGTCAATTTGGTCTTTGTTTGACATCTCTAAACGCTTTGAATACTTGAACTCCAGTCCATCTTCAATATACCCCATTGCTACTAAGCGAGGTATAATCTCTTCATTCATGACATTTTCAATATATTCACGATATACCTCTACGCGGTCACGGAAAATATCTTGATGTGCATTGGTTGCACCAACATAAGATTGGGTGGCACCAGCCATAGACTCAGAACCAAGTATCAAATTTGACACTTCCTTATCAACGACCTCCATCAACCCAGTAAAAACTTTCTCTGAATTAGACATGGTAAAAGTCTTAATATCAACTTCATCATTCAGACCAGTTACAATTACCTTATTCTGTGCGGCACTTGCAATGTCATTTGCAAGGCGTTTACGGTCTTGCGAATTATCAGACTCTGTTTTACCATGAATAATCGGTTGGCCATAAGTATGACTAAAATTCACATAATTAGCCAACGTGAACTTCTTAGCAAGAATTAGAGGGGTTGTAGCAGAAAACAAACCAAGTGTTCCTGAATTAATAAGCACGTAATGATTATAATATTGCGGAGACTCAAAATCCCACCCAGGACTCCATATACCCTGTCTGCGAACAATACGT